AATCTCCGTTTGAACCTTTTGACATTTGAAGAGCTAAGAAAGATTGCTCTAAGTCAAACTGACAAATTTGAGCCATTGCAGAAAGTGCACATACGTCAATTTCTTTAGCATCTAAATCATCATTAGGAGCAGTGAAGCTACAAGTAGATGGTTGTAAGATGTTACCAAAAGTAACAGTCGCTAATTTAGTTTTGTACTTTACACCTGGCAAAGCTCGGTAGTTATCAGCAGTATCCTCAGACAAGTAAGCTTGAGAATAGAATGCCTCAGGGTTAGCAGCTAATAAAGCTGTAGGATCTACTTGTAGATCGAATTTAAGTTTACGCATTTTATTTGTTGTTTATGAATTTGTTTACACTTGAAAATCTTTGATGTGCACTTAAAGTCACACCCTCACTCATCACCTCTTCCTCTACTTCTACAGATAAAGCCTCCTCAAGTTGGTTCTTAAGATCAGCAATCATAGCAAGTAGAGCATTCATTTGCTCATCCATTGCAGGCTTAACAATAGCAAGGATAGCCTCTGCATCAGCTACAGGGTCTACTGCCATTGTTTGCTCCTCTGCAGGAACTTCCGCTGTTACTTCCTCTTCGATAACAGTTTCCTCTAGAGCTACTTCCTCAGAAGCCTCTACTTTTTCAACATCTTTTACTTCAACTACTTTACCGTCTTTTACAACGTAAATTTTTTCGTTGATGATGTGCTCGCCATCCGGCAACATTAACTCATTCATTTGTGTATTATTTTGGGATTGTTTTTGCTCTTTCAATTTCATGCCTAAGTACCCCTCAATACTGAAACCTATCTGCTCTTGACTAACAAGCTCAGCATAGTATGTACCCTCCGGTACTTCAATACCAAATGATGAGTAAGCTTTGTCCTCTTTTGGGTTATCTACTATCCATGCCTCAAGTACATAGGCAGGAACGGTCTTAGATTGGTCATGCTCTAGATTAAATAGGTCTCTATTAACCATCTGCTGCATGAACTTGCCATGAATTTTCTCAATTTCTTGCTCAGTAAACTTGACATTGTACTCCTCTTTGCTGTCCTCATCAAAGCGGTATATCTCCATAGGTATCAAAGCAGGTGCAGTGATACGGTACTTGAGCTCATCCGAAAAAAATAAAGGCTTAGCTTGAGCACTGAATGCCATACCCTTAACTTTGATTGCAGGAGTAGCTGTAAAAGCTATCTGCTCAATGCCAAGGTCCTCACCATTTTCAGCGTATGCTGGATCACTGATATCAATAACAATCAGGAACTTGACCCCATTGATAAACACCTCCAGGTGTTCGCTTACCTTGGGATACCTGAGTCTGAGTTTTGGGATTATGATGTGGCAGATTTTGTGGGGATGGTCAAAGAATTTAACTCAGCAGAACGCAAAGAGTATCCGGTAGTAGAAGAGCTTGAGATTGATGGCTACATCTACAAGGCACAAATGAAGTTAACTGTACGTGATACTAAGATGATTGAGAAAGTAGCACTAAGAAAAGAGAAAGGATATATCTCTGAGATGTTGGCTATCATGTTCAAACGTGAGGACCTTACACCCACTGAGCACTACACAGATGCACACATCAAGCAGAAAGCAAAGCTCATCCGTAAATTGAATGCAGCTATCTCCATTCCATACATGATGTTCTACCATTACAATAGTGAGGCTCTCTCTATTTTATCGGATGAACCTATTGAGGTCATTGAGGACCTTGACCTAGATGAGTTAGCAGAACTTGTTAACGAGTCAAGATGGTGTACCTCTGAGCCATCCAAAAGATACAAGCATGAGCTGTTAGGTTTAACTCTCAAGCCACTCAGTAAACTAACCCTATACGAGTACATTGACCTTGACTATTTTTTTAGCAATAACTACATCACAAATCTTGATAAGGTATGTGCTATCTTGTATAGGCAAACTAAAGTGAATGAATGGGGTGATGAAATCATGGAGCCCTATGACTTTGACTGCAACATCAGAGCTGAGAAATTTCATGACCTACCAATCACTGATGTGTATGGATTGATACATGAGTTCCTGAAGTTCAGGGATAACTTTCTCAAGACCTATGAAAACTTATTCACCGGTGACCTAGATACTCCACTCACTGATGAAGAAAAAGCTAACATGGACCCTGAAGAGATTAAAGAAATTGAGAAAGAGCAGACTCAAGTTAAGTGGTCATGGGAGCAAACCATCTATGGCTTGACTAATGGGGACATAACTAAGAGTGATAAGATAGGTGTCCTACCACTCGTCTATGTTTTCAATATCCTTTCAATGAAAAAAGAGTTAGACATCTAGAGGGAACCCAGGAGTAAACCCTGCAGGAGGGTCAACCGCTTCAAATGTGTACACAATTTTCTGCTGTTTTTCAAGGACCTCAACAGCCTGTACTAATGGATACTTTTTAGTTAACCATTCAGTGTACTGTCTATAAATTTCTGCAGTGATACCTGCAGCGTTTAACTCCTCAGTAAATTGTGCCACGAAGTCACGAGGGGTGATCACTCCACCATTCCAAAGAAAGGCACCATTGTTAAGAAAGATAAAGTAGTACATAGCTACTATTTGTATCTCCAATTTTTGGAAGCCTGTTATCTTAGCATTGATACGGATACTTTCTACTAGTGTACCCTCACCATCTACAATATCATTCCTTAAAATTCTCTTGAGTATTGTAGCCATTTTCCTACGTGTAGGATATAGCACATTGAACTCCCCTGTGTTTGCGTATCTAGCCATTAGTTAATTCTTTATATATTTCCATTGTATCATCTACTAGAATGATACCCTTATCAGTTTCTACATGCAGCTGAGTATCACTAATCACCTCAATAGGTCCTATGATTGTGTACTCTATTCCGTTAATACTAAACATATGCAAAGACTTTGAATAAATTTATGTTCCCTACATCAGCAACGTTCTGTGCTTGCATTGTAAATAGTATGTAATTATTTACAGTATAGTTGAATGCTACGTTAAGAGCTACCCCTGTAGTGTAATCTGAAAATGCAGTGTTAGAATAGCTAGTTAAGTTAGTACCATTGTAGCTAAAATTACGCTCCACTAACCCAAGGTATTGAGTACTCCCTCCATTCATTGTAAAAGTAGTATTGAATAAAGTGGCACCTGTTAAGCTGTTGCTAGTATTGAAGTATATCCTACCATATAACTGTCCTACGTTACCACTTTGTCTAAACATTCTAAATTGTACCTGCAGTATATTGTTAAGACTTAAAGTATTTGCAGGTATCAATAGTGAGTGACATACAGTAATAGCTGTACCTGATGTTGTGGTTCCTAATCCACCACTCCACCCTAATAGCTTAGGACCTATATTTACATTACCACTACCCAGCAATGAGTTACCATTAACAGTCTTGATGTTTGTACCGGATACCAATGCTGCTTGCTTACCATTGAACGCACTCCAATCAGTAGTGCTCAATGCACCCCTAGTTGTAGCTGATGCTGTTGGTAGATTGAACTGATGATCAGTGCCACTTGATACCACGTTGAAGTCAGTACCTGTATTGCCTGTGCTAATGGTCTGAACATCCGCACTCAACCCATTCAATGCAGTCATTCCTGTGCCTGCTATGATACCTGCCTGTTGAGTTACGGTAAATATAGCAGATGCTGTAGCAGGAGGTGGGCTACCTGCAGGATAGTACTCCATTGTAACATCCAAGCTAGTAGCACTCCACATGAGCTCATAGAAATCTCCACCAACTGCATCAAGTAAATAGTTCCAAGATGCAATGACATGACCTGGACCACCACCATGAGATGCCACAACAGCTACAAAGCCTGAACTACCATCTACATCTGTGCCATTTTTTCTAAGCCATACAGTTACATCATGCTCCTGTACATCTATATTTTGAAACTGAAAAGAGAACTGCAGGTTATATATCCCTGTGTTAGCTATGGTTATCTCAGTATCAGCGTTAACTGTTACCCCATTGCTAAAGTCCATGGTCCTGAACTTAACAGGTTGACCTACATTCACTGCACCTAATGGTTGACTAATGTTATCCTGGTACATTGCATAGTAACCTACTGCACCACCACCACCTGCACCATCAATGATTTGTTGACCGGTGATAACAGTGTTGGTAGGTATTCCACCTGACATCATTGTACATTCAATCAAGTCAGTAGGCTGTAAATTTCCAGTGTGAGGTGTGAGGGTTGGCCTCCAATCACCCCACCATAAAGGTGAACTCATACCTATATTAGTTTAACCCTCCGAAATGTTTATTGTAAAGGTACTGCACAATCAGTCCAATCATTAACCGTTAATGTGATGTTCATGACATAGCCTGCAGCGTAGTCAAGTAGATCATTGTTCAAAGGTTGGAAGTTAGGTACACCAATCACATCAAAGCTATAGTCATTGCTATAGGTGAAGTACACATAAAGGTCATTAAGTATTTGCTGTGTATCGCTTAGGATTGTGATGATATTAGCCCTATCCTTTTGGATGATGTCAAAGCAGTATATGTCAAAGTTAAACTCTGAGGTGTTATCTGCAGGGTTAACAGTTACCGGTACCACAAAAACAATGGGGTACTTTTCATCCTTAGTAGCAAAGTTAAATAGCTGTTCCTTGAAATCACTACCTACCTTTTTAACCTGGAGGTGATTGTTGTAGAACTGCTCAATGTGGTCGATGATTGCTTGTAGTGAGTTCATTAGAGTTCAGCGTTTTTATTAATCTTATTTATCTTATTCTGTACATTGGTTACTTGAGTCTCGGATACTACAGCTGTGACAGTCATTGATGTGTTATTGTTATCACCACCTGCACTCATTGTACCTCCAGCATTAGCTGAGCCAAAGAGCTGAGCACCTTGAGGTACGGATTGTGCTACACTTGAGCCACCACCTGTAGACTCTGAGCTTGTGCCACCTCCACCTCCTGATGTTGGAGTACCACCTGAGGTAAGTATCTGCTTAGCCTTGGCTATGTTAGTAGCAATCTGTATGATACCTGTAGCGAACTGAGCAATACCTGCAGCACCTGCTGATACTGAGTTCAAAGGGTTAGCTTGTGATGCAGCAACTAATGAAGAGATAGCCTTGGCTGTATCAATACCAATCTGTATCAATGCATTGGCCTTGTTAAACTTCTCTAGTTTCTTTTGGTCTTTGATGAATGCACCACCTACCTCATTAATACCATTAGCTATATCGGATGCTAGCTGTAGCCTTGCATCTCTTTCTTTTTGTGCATTCTCAATGGCTGTCTTTCTAGCATCATCCTCAAGCTTTTGCTTATCAGCTTTTAACTTCTCATCAAGAGCTAACTGCAGAGCAGCATTACCCTCTGCTAGTTTATACTCCTCATCATACTTAGTCTGTAGTGCTTGAAGTTTCTTTTGGTCCTCAGTCAGTGCTGCATCTGCTAAGGTCTTAGCTAATGCATCCTGTTGCTTCAACTTAGCATCTGCTCTCTTCTGATTTTCTGCCTCCTCCTGTTGATTGTATAATTCGGTTAGGGTTTTCTTTTGCTCCTCAGTTAGTGTAGCATCTGCTAGAGTCTGAGCACGTAGCTTGTCATACTTAGCCTTAGTCATGGCTAGTTCTTTCTCTGTACCCTCCTGCATTAGCTGTAGCTGTAGATCAGCAATGATGTCATTACCTTTCTTGAGGTTATCTGCCTCAGTCTTAGCCTTGTCCTCTGCAAGCTTATTGAGTTCCTGCTGTTGTTGAGCTAGATACATCTCATTAAACTTAGCTTTCTCTGCTGCTGTTTTATTGGCATCATTTTTAAGGTCATTCATTAACCTAGCATACTTCTCATTTACTATAGCTATCTCCCTCTCATTAGCATCCTTGATTTGTGATAGTTCAAAGTCTCTCAATGTCCTAGCGTTATCCAATCTATTCTTAGCTGCTTGCTTAGCTCTCTCCCTAGCTTTCTCTGCTGCTGCTGCTGCCTCATCTCCTGCTTTCTTATCAGCC